ATTATTTCTTTCTGTAATCTGTTTAACAACATTGATTGTTGATCAGAAATTTCACTCCCTCCTAGTGCGCAACCTTCTACATGCAGTGCATCAATCTGACCTTCGCATACAATAGCAAATACTTTGTTATGTCTTTGTTCGTCTAAGTTAAACACATAGCCAGGCTGTACTTCCGTTAGATACTTAGGTTTCTTATCTGGAAGTACACTGCGAGCAGTCCAACCTACTATGTTACCTTCATAGTAAAATGGAATAATTAACCTGTCGCGATAGCCTAGACTAGAACTCCAATAATAGTCAATGTCGTCTATGCGTAAGTCACGCTCTAACATGTACTGAAATACATTTACCATACGCTCTGGTATAGTGCCTGGCTCTGCCCATTGATGATCTGCCAGTCTAACAGCATCATCAGGTAATGGTACTGCACTAAATGTAGGTAACTCGGCTATACGTTCCTGCACTTCAATACCTTCGTTTTCACGCATGACATCAAGTGCAACCTTATTGATTACATCATCAGGTGTACCTAACCATTGTAATAGTTTTCGCATCTTATGCGAAAATGGTCTGCCAGGCTGCCAACTAGCTTTGAATCCACAATTGAAGCAATGATAACTAATGCCATTATCATTTTGTATGACACCACCACGGCCTCTGTTATCAACAGTATGGCCGTTGTGATGACAACACGGAGCATTGAAGCTGGTCCATCCGCTAGGCGTAGTTTTACGCTTGCCGGGAAGAACTGTCAGAACTGTGTCAACTACGATACTCATAATAGTATTATACGGTAGTTATTATATTATGTCAATCAGTTTCTTACTAATATTTTTGTAATTGTATTCGCTGGATCAGCTGTTGCTTTTACTCTTAAAAAACTAAAAACACCATTAAAATTAGCAGGCATTGGAGTTGTTTCAGTACCGTCAAATGTTAATGTATCTAAATCAGCCCATTTAGTTGTTCCGACTACTTGATTCTCTAACGTACCTTGTATAACAATATCACCTATATAATTATTAGTATAAACTGCTAGAGTGTGCAATGCTTCATTACCATTAATTGCAGGTTGAGCTTCTATACTTTCACTAAGCCATACTGTATCACTTTGTATAAAGGTTGTTATGTTATAGGTAGGCTTTGGCCCTGGAAACGCACATGTATCTACTTCAATTGTACCACATGCATCAAATGCAACATTGTTATACGTTAGTGTATTTAAATTTGTAGTATCGTCTATTAAGTAAACTGTATAATTTAAAAATTGTCCATCGATATTAAGAGTATCGTTGTCTCCTATAAGAACGGTAAACAACCCTCTTGTAATTGTAGAACCATCATCTAATACTGTTCCTTGCTTATCTAAAACTTGTGTATGATTTTCATCAAATGCTACAAGACGTGGTGTGTAATTTGCTAAATTGACAGGCTTTTGATCTGCATTCATAAGTCTAAATTCTAAGGTATTATCTATACCTTTATATATTTTTAATTGTCTATTATACACTGGTCTATACTCCGTGACGAACCCTGTATCATTTGATACAAGTATGGTTTTATTTTTTAATAAATATCGATGTGCTAGTTGCATAATGTATTTATTGGATTTAAATGTTATTAAAAGATATACAAGAAAATTTTCCGTTCATTAGTGTAGTGACTTATGGTGGCGCTGAATACGTAGGTATCATTATAAATCAAGATCAGTGGGTAACTAGTATGTATGTTTTTACTGATCTTAAAACTGAAGAAGAGAAAAAATTATTTTTACAATTAGGAGAAACATGGTGGTGGGAATCAAATAGAATGATTCCTATTAATATATTCATGCGTGACGAAATGAATGAAATGCGTTATGCAATTACTACTATGAATACAAAGGATGTAAGAGTAAGTATAGGACCTACTGTCAACCTAGGCGAATTACAAATAAAACGTATAAAGCGTAAATCAGTACAACTTGTTAAGACACCTAAGAAATAGTCTGTTCACAAATTAAATTCATGTGTACAACTACACTTACAGCATATGCGACTGCATGTGCTTTCTTAAAGTAGTAACTATTGTCTTCTGGTTTTTTCCAAACTTCTGTTAGTATTGTTTGCCAAGTTTCGTTGGCAAGATGCCTCTTCGCAGGCCGTATTATCGCTAGTGTTGCGGCTAATTGCTCTACCGATGTAGGCTTTAATTGTTTTAAGAGACTGTCGTGTCCAGACAGATGAAACACTTGATCTACGAAGTCTTTGTGCTCTAGTAGTTCCCATAGTGGCTCCTTGTTTATTAAACTTTGTAAATGTGTCTCGTCTTTTACATCTTTGTATATAGACACATTTAGAAAATCTAGTTTAAAATATCCTCTGTCTTCTGCCGTTTCATAATCAATAGTAGATAAATTATCTACAGGATTGTGTGGTATTTCTGTAGCATACACTCCGGTGTTGTGCTTTTTACCTGTGTTTAATTTTGCCACACGGTGTTCGATCTTATCTAAGATGTGCGATCTGTCAGCAAAATCTATATCAATATCAGGCATTCTTTTTTTCCATCCAACGTCTTACCACTTCCATTAATTGTGTATGTGTATCGTCAAACCATTTAGTAACATGATAGTCTACCCTATATGGTTTTTCTGTTTTTTCGGTTTTCATATCTAACCATACAATGTAATCAGGTTGTAAATATTCAACTGCTTCGTTTGTATTACATCTTTTATCAATTACAACAGTTTTACCACAGTCAACTAATGCATCTACATATCCACGTAATTCGTTTTGATAAGTGTCCTTATTTACATATACTGCATTTATCAGTTCTGCAAATGGTTTTGCCAATGTTGTTTTTCCAGACCCTTCAGGCCCACAAATTAATATTTTCATAGATTACTTTCTTTAACAATTTCTCTAACTAGGTCTAAATCTCTAGGTTGACGCTTAAAACGCATTGCCCAATGTTCAGGATCTAGCACATGATATATCATGGTTAACTGTTCTTCATTGAATTTACTTAGCATCTCTTTTCCGCTCTTACAGTTTAATAGTAACCAAGGAGATATTTTACCATCTTTTATATGCCATACTGCTCTGTTTAAACTTACATGTTGAAAATAATGATTCCACGGAGCAGGTTCGTTTTCGTTTGCCCATTCCATCATAGTTTTAACACTACGTTCAAGTGCTGTAATCACATCTTCTTTTTTAATTAATTCAATGGCATATTTTTCATACATTTCATCCTTACACCAATGATCTAATTTTACTCCGCTTGTTACAACATAATCTATATATTTGTCTGGATATAAAGGCTTTACATTATTTACAAAACTTCCAAACTTTACAAAAGCGTTATAGTACGGGCTGTTACAGAACTGTTCATATGTTTTTTTAGTTTTCGTATGCATCGATGTTTCATAAAATCTTGTAAATGCATAGTAACCTAATTGTACACGCTTTTCATCTTTTTGTAACGCTCTGCGTTTCTTTTCACACATATGCGCTGCAAGAGTTTTTTCTCTTGTGTATCCTGATCCGCAGTATTTACATACATATGGTTTAGAATTTGATGTCAATGCTATATTCTTCAGCCAACTCTTTGAGTTCTTTTTTTGTAAATGTTCCAGCAAGTAATTCTACCTCATCCATTTTCATATTTGGATATATCTTTTCTATTAGTTTTACAGCTTTATTATTATCACTTGTTTTCTTTTTAAATCCTTGCCATGGATGATATTCAATTTTACCTGTATTACCACTTTGACATAATAGTTGCCATTGTAGCTTAGGGTGCTTACTAACTTCCATATAATTTTTGTTATAGTATTCGTTAGTTTTAAAGACAGCCATTGCTGTCTTTTCATAGTTACCTTTTACACTAGATACGTATCTGTTAAGCAACCAAAAGCTCACCTGTTTACGCTCTTCGTCTGATATCTCATCCCACACACTTTTTGCTCCCATATCAACTGCGGCTAATATGTCTTTTATTGGGAGTTTTTGTACTGCCATAGATATATGTCCTCTTGTGTGTTTATTTCTACACCATTAAATTGTACACTCAAACAACCTATTTGCCAACCACTTTTTAACCATCTCAGTTGTTCTAGTTTTTCAATTCTTTCTTCTTTTTCAACACGTAGGTGTGGATATGCTTGTAGTGCATTTTTGCGATAGCCATATACACCCAAGTGCCATTCGCCGTATCCTGTCATACCTCTACCAAACCATAGTGCTTGATCACCTGCCCGTACCATCTTCACACTATTTGGATTGTTTTGTTCTTCTTCAGGCATAGATGTAAACACTGTAGTTACACTATAATGCTTTAAGTGCCGTTCACACTTTTCAATCATCTCTATAGTAACATCGGGCATGTCACCTTGTACATTTATAAAATTATCGTATTCGTCAAATACACGACTTGCTACTG